AATGAAGGAAACATTCCAGCATAGTGATCATATAATCTTTTACGATTAGATATTGTATCTTCAGCTAATAAAAAAACATAATCAAAATTAGATCTCATTTCAGGAGGAATACCTACCGAATATTGCATAGTTAATATAAATGATAAATGATGATGACGTCCATTAAAAAATAACTCTAATATATTTGGGTCTTTTAACCATGTGCCTTTTGAACTCATACAGTCATCCATTATTAACATTAAAGAATCATCTTTTGGTTTTTTATTATTTTTGATTCTAATTTTATTATCTTCATTAATAATAGCTTGTCTTTCATATATACGTGTTAAAATATCACTGTTATATTCAGGATAGATATAACTATCTGGTATGAATTCTGAATAAAATGAATTTAATGTTTCAGTTCTACTAATTGCAATCCCAGCTGCTATACTATGTCTTTTTTGATACATAATTTCACGAGTTAAAAATGACTTTCCTGTAGCGCGTTTGGCAATCATTGCAATAGTGCAATGATCAACCATCTCATTTATTTTAAATTGTTTTATGGGTAATCTAGTTGCACCAAAACTAACTTCTTTAACAGTCATATTACTATTATTAACATTTTTTTATAATATATTTTTATATTTACAAATATTAACCTTACTAAAAATCTGGTAAATTAATGCCTTATTAAAAGTCAGGTAAATTAGTATATATTTGTTGTTCAGGAAAAGAATTATTTCCTTTTCCACAATTGCGCCTAAGTTTTTCAAATGGTAATGCATCTAATGTTTCTTTTGTAGGACTACCCATTTCAGCATTTGGACGAATACTATTAATAAATGATATAGGTATAAGATTATCATTAGTATTCATTTTCATAATTAATTCAGGAACATTAATAAGTAATCCAATAATTGCACTCATTAATAATGGAAATTTATATTTATCAAAATAATCAATTCTTGTTTTGTTATATTTTTTATCATCCATTTGTTGAACCCATAAAGTTATACTAAATACAACTATAATAATACCGAATTGTTTTAAAATTAATTTCATTAAAATAATAAAGAAAAAAATATAATATAACAATTTTTAAACATAAATATCTAACTTATTATAATATGTCATATATAAAACAATGTCATTTATCTCATACACAAAGATTAATTAAATATATATTGATGAGTTTAATTATTATAATTGCAATTAAATATATACCAGATACTAAAATACAACAAAAAGAAATAATAATGATTGGTATAACATCATCTATTGTATTTGCAATTTTAGATATGATATCACCATCAATTAAAATTTATAAAACAATATCTGATAAAAGTAAAGTAATTGTTGAATAATATTTAAAATTGCATATATTTATTAAAAAACTTTTTATCATCTGGTTTACCTGACATGTCTTCTTTATTATTTTGAACCATATTAAAATTGGAAAAGATTTCTTGATATTTATTTGTATCTTCTTGAGTATAATTTAAACTAGTATTTAAGTCTGACTCATGAATGGGTTCTTTAAAATTTAAATTTTTTTTATTATTAGGTCCTGTATTTTGGTCTTCATTTTTATTATATAATACTTGTTTAATTTTATCATCTACTGTAATTGATGCTTCTTTTTTATTAGAGCCTTGTAATGATTTAAATATATCTACTGAATCAGAATTAGAATCTAATTTTTTATTTAAATATGTATCAGAAGTGTCTAATTTAAGATCTTTTTGTGCGTTTAGTGCATCTGGTTTATCAAGTATATTAAAAATTTTAGTTCTAATAGTTTGTTCCGGGTCGGTTGTTTGTTGTTTATCTTTATTATAATTTTCATTTAATTCAGAGCCATGATAACTTAATGCGAGTTGTTTATCTTCTAAATCTTTTTTTATCATTTTAGGTAAATTTTTTTCTTCTGCATCTGTTAATACTTTTTCAAATTCATCATTTATATTATTAAACTCAATATCTTCATCTAAATAAATTTTTAATATATGTCTTACAGGAATTAATTTTCTAATTGCTTCACGTATACAATCTTTAATAATTGATAAACATTGTCTTTGATTACGTTTAATTTCTAATGGTGGATAATTATGAAATAATAAATCAGGATTATTCCATAATTCTCTTGCGCATTCACAATAAACTTTATGAATAAAATCAGTTATATTAATATTTTGATAAAATGAATTGTCCATTTTTGTTTGTGTTTTAACTGTGGGATTATATATTAATATAACTAAATTTGCTTTAATAGTTGCTTTAACTAAATCATTTAACCATCCATAACTTTGGGTTGAATTAGTAATACGAGATGCTTCTTTATTAATTAATTCATTATTCCATTTTGGTATTCTTTTTAAAAATGACTGAAATATTTTAAGAACATTATCGGTATTTGATATATTAAGCGCCTCAATATAAATAGATTGAATACCTTCAAATATTAATGGTGTTAAAATATTAACAAGATGAATAGTGTATTCATTCTTTGTTTCAACTAAAAAATTTAACATATATTATAATCAGATAGATAATTTTTATAATATAATATATGTTAAATTATTTTTATAAATTACAAGTATTATTTAATGAGTTCCCACCGCGTTGAGATAAGTAAGATGATTCGTCTTTAGTAATACATAAGCATCCACTTTTATCACCCCCCGAACAAGAAAAATTTGAGCCAATATAATTACTTAATTGTTCTTCGGGAATAGTGCGTTCATATAATTCTTCAGGAAGAGGCCATTGAGCAAATTTACAACATTGTTTAGAACACATATTTTGGTCTATTTTATTACTGCTTTCACTTGTAAAATCTGCTAAATTTTCTTTAACATTTTTATTAGTGAATACCCATAAAACAATGATACCAAATACTATAAATAAAAGTAAATTATTATTTAATTCAAAAACCATTATATATATATTATTATAGATATTATATATTATTTTTTCTAAATAATATATAATGTCAATAATAAATAAAATAATTAAAAATAAAGAAACTAAAAGTAAAGAAATACAAAAATTATTAGACCCTAAAAAAAAATTTACTATTGATTTTAATAAGAACAGAAAAGATACTAAAACGCAAATAAAAATTTTAGATAATAAAAAATTATTATTAATAGGGGACTATCATTTTTTTGGAATTTATCAAACTACTACTAAATTATGGATATGGGCATCGTCAATACCTGGTGTTAGTGTATCGCAAATAAAATATATAAATAAACTAAAAAAATTTAATCATTTATTTGAAAATAATAATTCTGATAAAATTAATTTTTATTATCAACTATTAACGCAAGACACTATTTATATAGATAATAATCAACAATTAGAATGGATAATTGATTTAATTTTATATTTATCAGATGATATATGGTGTTTTACACCAATGATTGATACAAATATACAATTTATAACTATATCTACAATTAATGAAAAATATATATAGTATTAATCAGTATTTTTAAGTTGTTTAGTAATTCTTTTTTTATCTTTGGAGGTTAATACAGTAAAATCAATTGTTTTATCAATTTTTAAACATAATTCAATTTCTTTTATGGTAATATCTTTATTATATCCATTTAAAATAGTAATTAATTTATTTTCATTTTTGGTTTGTATTAAATGATTACAAATTTTATTAATTAATAAAATTTCTTGATTAGATTTATTATTAATAATTTTTGATAAATTATTAATATTTTTCCTATTTATATTTTTTAAAGATGTTTTATTAAGGTCGCTACTAAATTTAATATCTTTATGTGTAATTTTATAAGGTGTATTTGTTTTATTAATCCAGAAAGAAGTATTTATACATGTATAAAATCCGTGTATATTTTGTAAATACCAATTTTGATCAGTATAAATACTTGTTTCAATATTATCACCTCTTGAAATAGAATCAGATACTTTAATAATATTAAAAATAATATTATCCCATGAATCTTTTGTTTTGCATAATATTTTTTTTAAATAATTTTCATGTATCATTAATGGTAATAATACTTTTTCTGATTCATATAATTTAATAGTTGTCTCATAATCCAAACAATTATTTAAAATACGTTCTGTTGAATCAAATAATCCAATATCAATATTTTTTTCTCTAGATTTATTAATAAATTCATCTATATTTTTTTCAGTAATTATATTATTTTTAATATGAAATGATAATTCTTGTAATAAATTAATGAGACGTCTAATATCATTTTGTGCAAAATTAATTAATTTATTTATATAAATATCTGATTCAAAATATAGTTTTTCATTAGTGCAAATATATTTAATAAATGTAGTTAGTTCATCTGTAGTAGGATGAGTAAAAACAATTTCATTACATGCTTTTTTTAAATCATTTAATAATTTAGAATGTTGATTATTTGATATAAAAATAAGAGGAAAACTTTTTAATTTCTTTATAAATATCTAAAATATATTTTTTTTCACTTGTTAATGTAATATTTTCAGTCTCATCAAATATTAATGCTATTTTTTTATTTTTATTAGCACTGAATTGTATTTTAGAATAAATAGAATTTGTAAAATTATAATAATCATTAAAATCATCGTATATTCGGTGGTCTTTAATTTGGTTAGGATTTATGATTCTAGGAATATAGCCAAGGTTGTGTAATATTAATGAAACAGATAGCGTTTTTCCTAAACCTTGATTGCCTGAAATAATAATTCCATAATTAGATTTATTAGAATTATAACTATCAATTTCTTTACTAGAACCCAACTGTAATAACCAATTTTTAAAATTATTAATTTGTAATTGATTTCCAATAATTTGTTCTTCACACTGGGGTTTATATTTATTTATCCATAAATCATTATTTTTTATATTTTTAGATAAATTATTCATTAAATCAATATAAAATTTAAACTTTATAATATAATCAATTTAAAAAAGTTTAAAAATTAATTATAAAAAAAAATTTCTAATTATATATATATAAAGTATGGATAATCGTAATCGTGCAGATCGCCCAGATCGTAAATCATCTGGCAATGCTAGTCATATCGAACAAGAAGTGCAAAATTTATTTTATAAAAATAAAACGCCATCGCGCGATACATTTGCAAAATTATTGCAAAAATATGGTGATTCTGCTGTAGTTGATAAAATTTTTGACGCATATAATGAAAAACACCATCATATTGTAAAGAAAGCAAAAAAATTTGCTCATTTAATACGTGAAAAATATGCTAATTCAAATTACCCATATCATATATTATTAGAAAAGGCCCGTTTATATAAAGTAAAACACGGGCTAACAAATGACGAATTTGCAGAATTCCAGCGTATTTATGAGCAAGATCTTATTGGTATCAGATCTCCCGAAATAATGATACCTCGGAATAGTATGACAAAAGCATTAGGTAATTTAAATTATGAATATCAGGAAGGTGATAATAAATTTAATGATACCGATTTTAAATATTTACAAGAAATATTAAAATTACATGCTACATCTAAACAACTACATTCGCAGGTAATTATTCAGTCAATGCAATATAAAGCATTTGACAATGAAGCAATTAGTGGAACATATGAATCAAAATTAGGACATAAACGCACAGATGCAATTCATCCAGTAATTGTAGCAATGTTTATTCCAAAAATTGACCAATTAGAAAAACATTTCTTATTTTCTAATATTGCCGGTATTGTTAAATCGCGTTATAATAATGAACGATTAACTAATCAGGCTGATTATGAATTATTTTATGCATTAACAAATGACCATAATGATGTTGTATGTGATTCTCAATCATCAATGCAAGATTTATTAAATCGTGCATTAGTTCAAAATCAATTATGGAATTCAGTAATTAGTTTACGAAATGGACAATATTTTACTGGAGGTTTCCGTGACTTTGTTAGTGCAATTGATATATGCAGAGCTAATAAATATGATACCCCTGATTTAATATATGGACGTTATGATGGAACAATTCTTAAACGATTATTAGCAACATTTTCATTCCGCCCAACACTTGTAGTAACAAGTGCACAGAAAATGCAAAATGTTATTGTTAATCCTTACCAACAGTTTATAAGACCAGTTGTTACAACAGTTCCAATGATTAATATTAGATTAGAAATAAGTAAAGAAACTTATGATCTTCAAGAAAAAGGATTAAGACAATCTCAGCTCTTTTTAGAAAATGGATTTGTTTCTA